ATACATCATTTCGTGCCGCACCTTGGCGCCCATCAGTTGTAGTTCTTGCAAGGTCTTGGTCTTTACCCCGCCATAGGTCACCCACTCTTTAGGGTTCTTTACGTGCGGCACATACATCGTGACCCCGTGCATAAAGCATGGCTGCAGGGTCACCTCGATCTCTGGTGTAGATTTTGCTTTGGCTTTCATATGGTCCTCAGTGTTTTATTTTTCAGTGTTTGTTTCAATGCAATAAATTAAATCTCTTATTGCACTTTCAACGCCGGCGTTTTTGTCGGTTTTAGTTTGTTCTTCTGCCATATGTTCTAGTATGTTTTCTATTGCAAATAACTTACTTCCAATACGCTCAAGTGCGTCACAAAGTCTTTCAAACTGTTCATGATCCATTTCTGTTTTCCTATCAGTGTTTAGGATTAAATTCACAAGACGTAACAACACACCACGGGCAGAGCGGTGTCTGCCGTGGATTCCAAACATCGTTCTCAAACGCAGCCTCAAGGCGCGCAACCCGCTCGCGGTACGCCCACCATTCTTTCTCTGACTGGTCTCGGTCCATCGACATCGTGACCATGTCATTCTTGACCACAAACAACAGCGCCGACTTCACTTGGCGGATGTGCGGGAAGTGGATGAACACCATCAGCGACATCAGCTTTAGCTGATCAGTGTCCGGGTAGCGGTTGTTTCCGGTCTTGTAGTCGGCCACCCACGCAGTCAGATCGTCATCGTCCACGATCAGCAAATCAGCGATCCCGCGTGCCCACATGTTGTCCGCAGCCCATGCGCAGGGTTTAAGGTCGCTAGTCACGGCCATCTGGTACTCGGTCAGCTTGCGCCCGGGCTTGGTCATCAACGCATCGAGCACGGGCTGAACAAACTCAAAGTGCGCCGGCAACGGCGTGCCGTGCGCTACATAAAACTCGGCGGCTGTGTGTAATTCCTTGCCGTAGAGGGTGGCCTGAGTGTCGGTGAACGGGTAGTTCTTGAGTACTTTGACCTCATGGTAGCGGCGCGCGCAGCCCTCGAAATCTTTGAGGCTGGAGTGACTCCATGTGACTTTCTTCTCGATCATTGCTTGGCATCCCCATAACGTAAACTCGTACCACCGTCAGCGGCCAGAGGTATCCCCGGCATGTAAGACGGCTCCATAGTCATCTGCTCCAGCACCCAGTCGAGTGCCTCTTGGGCTTCATCCTCGGGCGCCAGCGCGATCAATTCGTCATGCACAGTTCCCACCACTGGATATCTTTTAGATACGCGCAGCATGCCGTCTGTCATCACGATCCGCGCCAGTGCTTGGGTGATGTTGTTGGTGATTTTGCCGGCGTAAAGCTTCGTTGCATCCTTGCCGTACACCCAGTTGCCGTCTTCATCCTTGCGCAGGTTGGGATAGCGGATCTTCATGCCGTTAGGTAGCTCGATCTCGCCTTTGCGGAAGGTCAAGCATTTGTATGTGTACTCTTTACCTTCAACTAGGCAGTCCACCAACAGCTTGGTACACAGCGCCCACAGACCAACCACCGGGTAGGCAGTAGCCCGGTACGTGTCGATGATCTTCTTGGCCGAGACTGCGTGATTTACCAGTTCTTCCATCGTGCATGTGTGTGGAATGTCCAGCAGGCGGGTCTCGGTTTCGCGCCATGAAACAAAATCACCGACGAACTTTTTATTAACCCCAAGCTGTTTGCCAAACGCCATCTTGTACCGGATCGGCGGCGCTCCGAGGAACCCAACCATTAGCTGCGACGCGAACGATGCCCAGCCCAGCCCGTACCCACAGTTATGCACGATGAGCGGGCCTGCGTCAGTCAGGATTGTGTAGCGATTCCTCGGCCCTGCGAAGGCGATGTCGTAGGTCTGCATTCTCTGCTTCAAGGGCAGTGATGCGCTGCTTGAGTTCTTCAAACCCTCTTGCGGATAAGCGCCGCTTGTTGGACATGTTGACGCTGCGCGTAACAAACCGTAGGTTGCCGGGTTCGTAGCCTTTGCTGTTGTCTGTCCGATCAAGCTGTAACTCGGGCACATCCCAGCCATCGAGGGAGACAAGGTATCGAAGAAACTCGACACGATCTGCAATCCATGGCGCGTATACCGTGATGCCGCGCCCGCCATAGTCTGGATAGACTGCGCTATTTGGGTTTGTGCAGCGGACAATGATTGCGCTAATCCTGTCGAGAAGCCGTTCGCGATGGTCGCGGTCGGGGCAAATGGCGTAATACCCTTGCCGTTCCCAACGTGTTTCGATGGACTTCCGTTTTGCACATCGGTCGCATCGCGTACTCCTTCCGTGCCGAATGTTGTCTCGGTTAACAAAGCCTTCCCATCCGCAAGAACAGCGCATGATGGGTTGGAAATTTTTACCTCTGTGCTCCCAACCCATGCAGGTGAGTTCCCCAATGACAGCGCCGACTTCAAAAGGGAAGGGTTTGCTAGGACCGCGCACCACTCCGCCCATCCATGTTCCGTCAGGATTTCGTGGTCCGAAGTTGCGCTGATCCCCAGCGCTGTCAGCACTTCCTTCTCGCCCTGCGGTACTACTCCCTGATGACATACCCACCCCTTTCCATCCCAGACCGTATCCGTAGCCTGTACCCTTACTATAGGCACCCACCCGCGATTCGTCAAGACCGAAGTGTCGGGACCAAAACAGCCCAACAAAGCAGACTTTGCTGACTGCCTTAATTCGGGATGCGAATTCTTAGTCATGCCGGGGATGTTAAACATCTGCGCACCGAACGCTGCGTATGGGTCTGCGCCTGAACGAAAGATGTCCAGCATGTCTTCGTAGTCCGAGAGCCAAGCGAGCACGCGCGGCTCGATCTGGGACAGGTCACCCACCACTATCGTGTGGCCCATCGGCGCTAGTATCGCCTTGCGTAGGAAACTCCCGCGCTTTAGGTTCTGCATGTTGATCGCGCTGCCCTTGGATGCCGTCCAGCGCCCCGTAGTGGCCCCGTAATAGCTCAGCGGTACAGGCAGAGGCCCACGCTTACTAATGTCTAGGAACCGCTGCGCACGGGTGCGCTCAGTCGTGCTCTTTACTTTCAGTCTGGCTTCGCAGAGCAGCGCGGCTGCTTCGTTCTCGCCGTTCATGATCGCTTGGAACATGGCGTCGTTCTTGGCCAGCGCTAGCGTCTCTTCACCCGTGGTCTTGCTGATTTTTCTAGGCGCGGGTACGCCAACAGCCTCGAGTAACTGAGCAAACTTGGGGTTGGATGCCAGATCAGCGTCTGTGATTCCTAGATTGGTTAGCAGCGCTTCGCGTTGTGTGCGCTCCTCATCGATAGCCTTGGTCAGCATCGTGCCGTCGAGTAATAAGCGCGGCTGTGTGTACATCTTCAGCGTCAGATCAATCAGGCGTAGTTCTTTAGCTGGGTACCCGGCAGATAGCCGGTGAAATATCTCTTCGCACAACATCACATCATGCGCGCAGTACTCAGCTAGCTCTGCTTCAATCTCAGGCGTTAGTTCTTCGAGTCCGTCTGTGTTGTGTACGGCGTTGCCCTTGGGTGGTAGGTCGAATTCTTGAGCTAGCTGCGCGAGCGAGTTCCCCGCTTCGGTTCCGCGCAATGCGCGGGCCATACTGAGCGTGTCCAGAATAAATACCGGATGACAGTCGTACTTCCACTCAAGGATTGATACGTCGAACTGGGCGTTGTGCGCAAGGATTGCTGTCTGGGTCCAGTCGTGTTGTGCGAGCGCAGTGTGTAGATCGTCGCCGTTGTACCAGCGTGGGGGTTCATCCGATCCGTACTCATGCAGGCAAGCACCGAACACCTTGAACCTTGGGTCGCGTATGTACTCCTCGGTGGTCATCTTGGACAACGTGTAGTCCGCCTTGGACCAGCGCGTCTCGAAGTCAATAGTGACTATGTGTTTGAAGGGTTTGGCGTTACTCAATTGTATTGCTCTCTTGGTGGCGCATCCGCCGTAGCGGCATTGATCACGTTGGTTATTAGCGTATTGGCACTGCGTATTAGTCCGTAGACTTTGTCTGGCCCCGCGTTGAAAGTTAAGATCGTCATATAATCAACGTCATCATGTGTGTATAGAAAGATTCCGTGCCCTTTAGCTTTTGGCTCCATACACTTCGCGACGCAGGCACTTAGCTCTAAAAGCTGCTTTACTTTTTCGTCGTCCATTCCAATAGCTCCGTTAGTACGTGTAGGTTGTCTTCGTTGATCACGAGCGCGTAGCCGCCCGCGTCAAATATCCGGTCGATGTGCGCCTGTTGCAGCGCTGTGGGTTTGTTCGTTCCTGCCTTGGCCTCGATGCCTATGAAGCGCCCGTTACAGCAAACCAAGAAGTCCGGCACCCCTGAGTTCCCATACCCTGTTCCGATAGGCATCGCGTAGTAAGCACTGAACTCATCGAGGATGGCGCGGATCTTTTTCTTGACCAGCACTTCAGGTTTTATTCCCATTTGGGTATAGCCTCTATCTCGTTTGGTCGTAGTACAGCAACGACAGTTCTTCAGCAACGAACTCAACTGCCCATGAATCGGTATCCGCATTCGGGTAGCCCAACAGCCTCGCCACGTATGCACGTATGGCCGGCAAGTCTGCGTCATTACTGAACGCCTGCTGCGCATGTGCGTGTGTTACAAAGTTCTCTACTAGGCTGTCCGGCGTGTCTTCTAGGTCATCCACCCAATAGCTTGGTGGCATGCGGTTGTCGTAGGCGTCTTGGATTCTGTTTAGGGTTGCTTGAGTTTGGCGCATGGTGTTTGGCGTTGGTTGTTAGGTGAGGGGGGTATGTATATTCCGCGCCCCCTCTGTTCGCGGTGTAGGAGTGTGGGTAAGGTCCGAAATTCCATATAGCCGGCAACCCTACCCACGACGGGACACATTAGATATACAAGCCACGTATGAGCACCGTCCGATATGCACGCCGGCTTAATTCTGTTCAGGTTTCTGGTTCTCTGAGAGATCCTCTAAGCGGTCGATCTCTCTTTGCAAGTAGTACCGGGCTTTGCGTAAGTCTTCCAATGGCTTGCCTTTGTGATCAGCGCGGGCGATGTATTTACCCACCTGCCATAGCAGCGGGTTCTTGGGGAACCAATCTTGTAGTACCTCGATGACCTCGAAGTAGCCGAATGTGTAGTGCTTGGGGCGGTTTACTGGGTCGTTCATCTGTGGCTTGGCCGTCTTGAGGCTCTCACCTGTGTGTGCGTAGATCATGGGCGTGCCCTTGTTTGGTTGGTTGAGGCTATAGGCTACTGCGCTTTTTTCAAGAGTGTCAAGCGTTTTACAAAAATATTGGTGATCTTGGTGGTTTTGTGATGGACGGCACGATGTTGGTCCACAGTTTCGCTACGTCTGAGCGCTCGGGTTCTGGCCACTGGAGCGGGTTCTCGTCGGGTGCGAGCGTCTCTTTGAGGAACTCGCGGGTTTTTAATCTATCTACCATTACTTGAAGTAAGACGATGGCTGCGTCGCAGAACACGATGGTGTTGGGATCTCCGATCTTCTTGGCGTAGCGCCGCTGTCGCTTGGTCAGGTCTATCTCGTGTCTAAGATAAGACAACCAGTCATTCCATGCCTGTGTGCTTGGGCGCTCCCATCTTCTCTTTGAGGCTTCGCTGCACAGCTTGGACTTGCGTTTGACTTTCTGTTCGATGAGTCGTTGGGCGTGCCCCGGGCTGATGTCCCCTGTCTCGACTAGGTTGTTTAGCTCGGCAGTGGTTTGCTTTGACAGTTTACGCTCGGCTGGGTGCCTACAGTCTTTGCAGTACTTAGAGTGGAAACGGATTGGGTGAGCGCCAGAGTAGCCTCTGGCGATAGCTTGGTTGCGCGAAATTAGGTAGTGGAAGAGGTGCGGGGGGAGGATTCTGTTGCATTTTGGGCAGTGAACAGCGTGGGTCATGGCCGAGACTCCTGAAAAGCTAAATAATAGCAAAAAACATTGGACGCTGGCAAACCCTTATGGGGCCTAGGTTTCAAGGGTGTACCCCTTGGTATACGTTTTCTTATGTCGCTAAATGTTTTTTGATACGGACGCTGGCAAACCCTTATGTGGCCTAGGTTTCAAGGTTCAAGGCCCGTACATACCTACGAAAATCGCGCGGATGAAAAAGGGAGGAAGGGAAAGAGCGGCAGCGTCCGGGTGTCCACGTAGGTGTATTAATATATAAGATATAGATATAGATATATATGTAGGTATTCGCCGGACTTTGACATTGAGCGCTAGGATTGACGCGGGTTATAGAGCGTCCGGGGGTGCGGACAAATCGGGATAAATTTAGACTGTTGTTTTTTAGCAACGGGAGTCTAATCTTTTACACTTAACGCGCCTGCAACCCCCACGGTCGCTATATCACCGGCAATAATTGCCGGACACTGAACGCGCCTGCATCCCCCACGGCCCATGATCGAACGCGCCTGCATCCCCCACGGTCGCCCCCTAAGTCACGCCCGAAGTCACCCCCGAAGATGGTCGAATCAGCGGGCACAAAAAAAGCCCCCGAAGGGGCTGGTAGGGGTCCGCCCCGTAGGGCGGATCGGACGCTAAAGGTACCCGAGGTGAACCCCCCGTTCGTTGCGAACCTCGACCACGTAGGCCATGCGCGCCGTGGGCGCGCGCACTACCCGGTATTGCCAGTCTGGATCGTCGCGTTGTAGTTGCGCCGCTAGGGTAGCGGCTTGGGCATGCGTTGGATGGAGTCTCATTCGTTTGTCCCGTTTTCAATGTAGCGAAGCCAGCGATTAACGTCAGCGGTACTTATCCAGTCTCCGCGCGATCCGTCAGCTTGGGGTGCGAATTTGCTCGACTGAATGTGCGCGCGGAATTCGTGGATACGCTCGATTAGTCCGATGATTCGGTGGTTTGCGCCGACATTCTCGGCTTGCAGTTTGTGAATGTGATTCATCCTAGACTCCTGTGAAGTGGCGGGATTGTGTCCCGTGGACAATGATGGCGGGCGATGCCCGTTTGGTGTTCTGCCCGGCGCCGTCGCATGCTGCGCAATCGATGCATTGCAAGCGTTTCCCTGCTTCATCCGATGCGGGGCAGGCGAATTCACCGGGCGCGAGCGCGTCGGTTTCCAATCTAATCCGAAAGGTTCTCCATCCGCCCGCGCGGGCGTCCAATAACTCCGATGGATTGTCTACGCTCGCCATGCATAGGCTAGCGATACCCTGAGCAAAATCCGCGCGCCATTGGTGCGAGTAACCCGTATGACCGGCGGCTAGTTTGAGGATTGATCGCCACACTCGAGCGCGGATCATTGCCGGGTCGCCATATGCGCCTAGTCTTACCATCCGGCCCGCGATAATGCGGCGCAATTGTGCGGGCGATACCCTGGGATATAAACCGGCTTTCAGCGCGCGGTAAACCGATCCGATCCCGAAGTGCGTCACGTAACACGTACGCTTGCCCGTTACCGGGTCGCGACGATGGCGACAGTCTCCGCATATGCTTCGATCCGCGCCGCTGGCAATTGCTTCGGACGGGTGCACGTCGCTGCGCAGAATGTATGTCTGCACCATGTCCCCTGTTTTCCCATTGTCCGAATGGATGACTGCAACACCGACGATAGGGGCGCCGTCAATCGGCGAGCGGCCCTCATAAAATACGTACCCGGTCGGGTCTTTCATAATCTCGACTCCTGAAAAAATGCCAACATCGGCACAGCACAGCACCGGCCAACCCGACGCTGTGCTGTGCCGCCTACTAGTGGGCGGCGTGGGTTTATTTAAGCGCGGCCTTTAGTTCGGCCTTGATCCGTTTGGCCACCGGCCCGCGCCATGAACCCGCGTTACTCAAAAAGTACAAAACAATCCCGCGTGCGTCGTCGTGACCAAACCTATCGTTAATCGAATGCATGCCTGCTAAAGCGTTCAGGTAGGGCACGGCGGCGAAGTGTGGGCGCTTCCAGTCTTCGTTAATTTCGCGGGCGATGTCAGTCAGTGGACGGTGATTCATGTTGGGTTCTCCATTGCGTTGAATGCCTGGGCGATATCATCCTGCACTGCGGCCAGGACGGCTTCCCGGGTTCCCCTATATCCGTACTCTGTTTTGAGGATGGAATAAGCCGACTTACCCGCGCGGCGCATGCCTGCTATTTCAAGCTTCAATCCGGTGCGCAGTGTGCACAGGCGAAACAATGCGATTTTGTTGGGATCACTGATTGCTGACATGGCCGGCCCCTATGCGATGCGAACGGCGGCGATGCGGCCGCTGCGGGTATAAACGATCCCGATTCCGGCGCCATAGCAGGCGATCCAATCGCGGGCGTCTCGGCTAGTCATTGCGCGGTGTTCGAACCGATCGCCGTCTTGATCGATGATCACCGCCCGGTAGGGGCTGATTGCGCGGCGGATTAGTTTGCGGATTGTGCGATGCATGTTCAGTTCTCCGGGTTAGTGTGGCGCGCCGTAGCGCGCCGATGTTCGTTTGGGTTCGTTTATGCGCGTTTAGATTCGTTTCAATAGTTCCATGGGGTAGCGTTTGCCGCTTTCGCTGCAGCTTTCGCTGAGCGCTTGTCAGCGTGTTGGGTTTCGCTGATAACCCCGGTATTGATCTCGGCGCCGGTCGTGAGGATCAGTGTGAATCCGCCGCGCGTTTTGTAGATGTGGGAATAAAGCATTTCGTTAGACTCCG